GCCTCCACGGCGGCCGGCGTCTCCAGCGTCACCGTAGTCGCGATCGGGACCATCGTCATCGGCTCTGCGCTCCAGTTCGGCAACGCGCTGATCGGCACCGCCCCCACCGAGACGCTGGTCGTCACCAACGTGGCCGGCTCGGTTGTCACCTTCGCCACGCCCACCCGGTTCGCGCACACCGCGGGCGCGGCGATCGCCATCGTGACCGCCCCGTTCACCCACGTGTTCTCCCTGCTCAACTCAGGCAGCGGCCAGCCCCCGGCGCACACGATCACCTACCACAACAACCTGGCCGCCACCAACCTGGCCAGGCAGTACCCGTACTGGTGCTGCTCGGGCATCGACTTCAAGATGACCGCCGAGCAGCTTTTCACGCACGACACCAAGGGCACGTCGATGATCGGGGCGATTGCGGGCAGCCTGCCAGTGAACACCCAGTCGGGCATCGTGTCCGTGCCGAGCTGGGAGTTCAAGGTCGGCGTCGGCGGTCCCGCCTCGGGCGGGACGCTGGTCAGCAACGTTGAGGACGCCTCGGTCGCCCTGACCCGCGGCCTTAAGCCGAAGTTCACCCTCCAGGGCATCCAGAACCCGTTCGTGATCGCCCGGCTGATGCTGGGGGCGACCGGCAAGTTCACCTTCATGGCGCAGGACGAGTCACCGCTCACCCAGTACCTCGCTGACACCCAGCAGGCGCTCCAGCTCGTCATGACCCAGGGCGCAGGCGTGAACACGCTCGGCATCACCTTCGACTTCCAGACCTGCAAGTACGAGACGGCCACCATCGCCGCCCCGGACACGCTGTGCTACGAGGTCAACTTCAGGGCCATCCGGAACAGCACCAACGCGGGCGCTTCGGGCGGCGCCTCCCCCGGCAAGGTCACCCTGGTCAACGCCGTCCCCACCTACTGATCATAGTCATCTCGTAACACACACTGGAGGGATCACAGTGAGAATCGAACTCGGAGGCGGCCAGTTCGCCGACGTCAAGGAGGTCGACGAGCTGCGCTCGGGCGACCGGCACGCGGCTAACGCCGCGTTCACCCTGCGTATCGACCCGGAGACAAAGCAGGCCATCCTGCCCGGCGACATGGACGACAACATGCGCCGGGCCCTGCTCTGCCGGATCATCACGGCCTGGAACCTCCAGTGGCCGCTGCCGTCCAGGCGCCCCGACTCGCTCGACAATCTCACCCTGGAGCAGGAGGACGCCCTGTACGAGGGCATCGAGGAGCACTTCAAGGTGATCAAGGGCCAGGACGAGGACCCGTCCGAGGAGGGCACGGTCCCTACCAGCGACTCCGCGAGCTGAGGAAGCACCTCGCGGGAGTCCCTGCTGAGCATGTCGACAAGTCCCTCATCCCGTGGGCCGAGCTGCGCTACGTCGTCTACGCCCGCCACTTCGGCTGGACCCCTGACGACGTCGACAACATCCCCCTCAGAATCGACCCCTGGCTCCTGCCCATCAACGGCGCCATCGAGGCCGACCTGGCCCGCCGCCGCCGGGAGGAGCACGACAAGGCCAAGAGGGATGCCGGGCAGGCCTAAGTGATCATCACCGCCAGGACGGACGCCGCCCGGTGGCGGGCGGCGATGGACGTGCTGGCTGCCGCCTCGCTAGAGCAGAGCCGGGAGGCCTCCCTTGCGGGCGCGCGGGAGATCCGCGACGTCGCCAGGGGCAGGCTGACCGAGCAGTGGCACGCCTGGTTCACCTTCAGCCCGTCGTTCCCCGGCGAGCCCCCCGCTGCCATCTCGGGCAACCTCGCGGCGTCCATGAACGCCGCCATGGTGACGCCGGACGAGGCCTGGGTGGGCCCCACCGCGGGCTTCGGGCGCTCCGGGTTCTACGCCCGCATCCAGGAGCTTGGCGGCCTTATGGAGGGCCACCCCCTCATGCACTTCTTCCTTGAGGGCCGCTGGTGGGAACGAAGCGAGATCTTCCTTGAGCCCCGGCCCTATCTCCAGCCGTCAGCCGATGACGTCATCGACTCCGGGCGGCTCCACGAAATCTACGAAACCCACCAGCTAGCAGCGATCCGGGAGGCGACCGCCTAAGTGTCAGCAGGCGCCTTCCTCCCCCCCGTAGTCACCAGGCTTACCGGCGACATTGACGACCTTGCGGCCAAGATCGCTGAGGCCAAGCGGCTGATCGACTCCCTTGACGGCAAGACCGCCAGGGTCAGGGTCGACGTCGGCGGCGCCCTCGCGCAGATCGACCGTGTCAAGGCAGCCCTGGCCGGCCTGGACAGCAAGACGATCCGCATCAACACCATCGGCGACGGCAGGGGCGGCGGCTTTCGTCTCGGCTTCGGCTGGCTGGGCGGCCTCCGCATGACTGGCTCGGTCCTGCACTGGCTGATCACCGGGTTCGCCGAGCTGATGGCCGTCGTCATCCCGGCCACCATCGCCATCGGCGCCTGGGCCGCGGTGTGGCTCCAGGGCGCCACCAACGTCGCCGAGCACATGAAGGCCGTCTACACGGCCACCGAGGCGACGTCAAACATGTTCCACATGACCGCCGGCCAGGCGGTCGGGCTGGGCAACGCGCTCCAGAAGGCGCAGGACGCCGCCAACCCCGACGTGTACCAGGCGCTCGGCAGCGCCCTGCTGATCATCAAGGAGCGCTCGGGCGGGGTCATCCAGTCCGGCACCCAGCTCGGCAAGGTGTTCGACACCTTCATGGCCAAGGCCGCCCAGGACTTCTCCAAGACCGGCTCGCTGGGCTCCTCGCTCGACCACGTCATGGCCAACATGGTGGGCGACGCAGCCGGCCTGGGCCAGGTGTTCGGCAACCTCGGGCACATCCTCCTCGGCACCGCCGGGCAGATGCCGGGCCTGGCCGAGTGGCTGCTCAAGACGCTCAGCTTCATAACCCGGCTCGGCGTCGACGTGATTGACATGGCCGGCAAGTTCAGGATCGGCGGCATCTCCATCCTCACCCTGGCCATGGCCTTCGAGGAGTTCAACCGCTGGGGCGGGCTCCTGATGGGCGTGCTCGGCCGGATGGGCCTGACGATGTATGCCACCGGCACCAGGGCGCTCTCGTTCGCCCGGACCATGGCCGTGCTGAAGGCCGTTTTCAGCATCATCCCCGCCATCATCGGCAACATCGGTGTCGCCTTCGCCCTGATGGGCGGCTTCATGCGCAGCGCTGGCACAGCCATGATCGCCTTCGCGGCCAAGGTCCAGCTCGCCATCGACGCCATGACGCCGTTCCAGGTGCTCCTGGTCGCCCTCGCGGTTGCCGCGCTCGGCTTCCTGATCTACAAGCTGGCCACCGCCAAGGACTCGATGCAGTCCCTTGTCTCGACGATGCAGGACGCAGCCGACAAGGCGTCGAACCTTCAGGTGCTCGGGCGGCTGGCCCAGGACATGGTCAAGCTGTCCTCGGACACGCGGAAGGTGTCCGGCTCCATGACCACGATGGCCGGGACCGCGTCCCGGCTCGCCGGGCCTGCCATGACATCAACAGGCCGGTCCGCCGCCGAGGCGGCGGCCGGTGTCAGGAAGTTCGGGCAGCAGTTCGTAACCGTCACCACTCACGCCAGGGAACTGGCGGGCACGTACCGGACGTCATTCGTCGGAGCCCTGGCGCTCGCCGACCAGGCGGGGGTCAAGCTCAACCAGACGATGGACAGGCAAGCCTGGGCGATCGCGAAGATCAAGATCCAGTCGCTTGTCGCCGGGTACAAGGCGATGGGCCAGCCGGCCGGCGCCGTGGGCGCCGACATGACCGCACTGGCCATCCAGTCGGGCCTGGCGGCCACCCAGGTGGACAAGCTGAACTCGGCCTGGGACGAGTTCATGCAGAACCTAACGGGCGGCACGTCCGGCCTGGCCCAGTTCGACCAGTCCCTCAAGCAGCTCACAACCGGCGCTAACACCGTTTCCACGGTGCTAGGTAAGTCCGGCAACCTTTCCCTGTCCATCAAGAGCTTCGCCAAGGACCTGACCTCGTTCACCGGCAAGGGCGCTCAGGCCTGGCAGAACTTCGACCAGGTTGTCTCGGGCACAGCCCCCCAGCTCATCAACTGGTTCCGCAAGGCCGGCGCCGAGGGCGCCATCAGCGGCAGGAAGTTCCAGAAGGGCGTTCTGGACATGCTGTCGGCCCTCACCCCGCTGGCCAGCAAGAGCAAGACCGCTCAGGCCGAGCTGATGGGCCTGGCGAACCAGGCCGGCCTCAAGAACGTGCACAGCTTCGCCGACCTCCAGCGGGCCATCAAGAACAGCGGCGCGTCAACCAAGGATCTCGCCAGGATCGTCGAGGACACGACCAAGAGGATGGGCAACATGTCCCAGGTCGCCCAGAACCTCGGCAACGTGATGAACCACATCGTGTCCACCAGCATGGCTCAGGCCGCCCTGTCAACGGTCGGCTTCCAGCGCAAGGTCATCGCGCTGGACCAGGCAATCAAGCGGTACGGAGCCAACTCCCCGCAGGCGCAGGCAGCCGCGCGCAAGCTGGCCTCGGCCCAGGCCCAGGCTAACCGGATCATCGCAGAGGGAGTTAAGCTGACCGGCCGCCTGCAAAGGAGTATCGACGGGCTGCACTCCAAGACCATCGACATCGGCGTCAACACGATCTACTCGTCCACCGGAACGCCCGTGGCCGGGCTGGGGGCTCCCGGCCACCAGCACCTCGCCGCCGGCACTTCGTCTGCCAGGCGCGGCTGGTCCTGGGTCGGCGAGCTTGGCCCCGAGCTGATTCACCTTGGCGGCGGCGAGCGGGTCATGCCCAACCACCAGGCGACCGGCTCCAGCGGGGCCGCCGTTGCCGGCGGCGGAGGCGTCACCGAGATCCGCCTGTACCTGGACGGCAAGGAGCTGTTCGGGGGCATCAAGCGCCAGACTCATCAGTACGACGTGAGAAACAACAACCGGAGTCGCGGCGGCAAGCCCGCCGGCGTCCTGGTGCCAGGCTGAGGAGGCCAATGGAGTCCGTTACCCAGGCCATCAAGCGAATAGACACGGCACTGCGCAGGACCGGGGCGCCGCCCCCGGTCGCCCTGAGGCTAGCTGCCGAGGTCGCAGCCGAGATCGGCGAGCGGTTCGGCCACCTTGGCGCCAAGGATCAGCTTATGCTGGCCGCCTACGTCGCCGATGTGACGGCCGGGCTGACCGGCGGGGGCGGGAACAACCGCCTGGCCGCGGGGGCGTGGGCCTACTCGCTGGCTGCGTCCAGGCTGGCAGAACCGCTGCGCGGTGCAGCGTCGTGAGCGAGGCGGCGGACCTTCTCACCGTCGAGGTCATGCTAGGAACCGCCCGGCGCGCTGAGGCTCGCCGCAGAGCTGAGGAACCTCGGCATAACCCCGTCCCCGGCCGACGCAGAGGCGCGGATGAACACGA